GAATTTGGTAAGATAACCAAGGAAGCTATTCAACATACAGAGAAAAATTTAAAATTTAATTGTCCCTTAGATAGTACATGGAAAGAAGGAGAGACATGGGCTGAGACACATTAAAAAAGTTCTTGACATTATAATTAGAGTATGTCATAATACGTTTTAAATTCAACAAAGGAGAATATAAAATATGTCTGAAGTAAAAAGATCTGTAAGTGTTATTTCTGGAACAGCATACTGGGCCTCCGTTGTGGCTCCCAACACTACCTTTGATAGTGACGGAGTATGGTCTATTGATATATGCAATCTGGATAAAGAAAGTCTAGCCATTGTTAAAGAAGATGGACTAGAGGTTAAGAATAAGAAGGATGATCGTGGTGACTTTGTTACTGTTAAACGAAAGGTTCGTAATCAAAAGACGGGAGAACTTAATCGTGCTCCTACTCTTGTAGATGCACAAAAACGGACCATGATGAACACTGCTGTTGGAAATGGCTCTGTTGTTAATGTGCGTTACAGGGCTTATCCTTGGGAGTTTGGTGGTCGTAAAGGTATTAGCGGTCACTTGCTGGGTGTTCAAGTCATGGAACTTGTTCCTTATGCTTCTGAAAACGATGGAGAAGATTTTGAGGTTCATTCCAAGGGATACTCTGCCGATGAAGCAGAGGAAGATATTTCCCTAGCATCTTAAAGAAAGGAGTAAGGGGAGAGGTTTTTGTGGTAGGCCTCTCCCCCTTTTTACTATGAAAACAATAGATACATTAGTACAGGATATCTACAATTTATTAGGGCCAGAAGGTAATGATCTGGATCAGGATAAGATTGATAGACAGGTTGGTATATTTGCACAGCATGTTGCTCGACATACTAAAGATTTTCTACAGGAGAAACCTGTGTATAGAAAGGGACTTAGATTATCTGGTATCGGCAGACCTTCCAGACAACTCTGGTATGATAGTCAATACAGTGATCAATCAATTCCCTTTTCACCAAGTACACGTATTAAATTTTTATACGGTCACATCCTTGAAGAACTTCTAATTCTTTTTTCTGTTCTGTCTGGACATGAAGTAACCGAAGCACAGAAAGAAGTTCATGTGGAGGGGATCAAGGGACACCAAGATTGCAAGATTGATGGAGTTCTAGTGGATTGCAAGAGTGCATCTCTTAAAGGATTCGATAAGTTCAGAGATCGTACTTTGGATGATGACGATCCTTTTGGATATATCCCTCAGATCTCTGCCTATGCAGAGGGGAATGATGTAGACGAAGCTGCCTTCTTGGTAATCAATAAAGTAACCGGGGAAATCTGTCTTACTCCTGTCCATTCTATGGAGATGATTAATGCAGGAGATAAGATCAAACATCTTAAAAAGGTTATGGAGAAGGACACCCCACCTGACAGATGCTATGCTGATGTTCCTGATGGGAAGTCTGGAAACAAGAAGTTAGCTATAGGTTGTGTCTACTGTGATCATAAAAAGATTTGCTGGAAAGATATTAATCAAGGGCAAGGATTACGTGTGTTCCAATATGCATATGGAAACAGGTATCTAACAAATGTTTCTAAAACTCCTGATGTTCCTGAAGTATTGAACTGGTAATGCATTGGAAGACAAGGGGTAGACGTAAGAAATTTATTCCTAATTTAAATAAGTTTGGGTTTGTTTACATCATAACCAAGAAGAAAAACGGTAAAGCATATGTAGGTTGTAAACAATATTTTCTTGGGAAAGGAAAGAAACAATCCCGATGGGAAATTTATATGGGTTCTTCCAAGGCTCTTCTGGATGATATTAAAAAATTAGGAAAGAGCCATTTTAAATTTGAAGTTATAGCTGAATATAAAAATAAAAGGAGTTTAAGATATTATGAGTGTTACTATCAAATGAAATACAATGTGTTAGCCACGGTGCTTGAGGGAACAGATGAACCTGCTTTCTATAATTCATATGTAGGAGGTAAGTGGTATCGTCCTGTTGAAAATTATGTAGATGAAGATCACAGATCCAGATGATATTTTTGTAGATCCCATTATTCAGTATGATCAACAGTATCCTGAACGTAAACTATATTTAGCTGTTATTTTTCAGGCTTTATTGGATGCTACTGATCCTAAGAAAAAGGGAAGGACAAACAACGATAAAGCAAAGGCTTGGTTTTTCTGTAGTGTTGGTGTAACGTGTGATAATTTTGAATTTGTGTGTGATCATGCCGGGGTTGATCCAAGTTATGTAAGGAGCTTTGCATTGGAAGTTATAAACTCTAAGAGACAAAGATCATTTAGATATCATGTTTATAGAATGTTGGGTAAGAAAAAGGGAGAGGACTGAATGTCAACAAGAGATTATCAAATAGGTGGTGATCATTATAAGAAATTAAAAATACAACCCACGGAATATATTATGGCTAATGGTCTTAACTGGTGTGAGGGGAATGCAGTTAAGTACATAACAAGACATCGTATAAAGGGGGAAGGTTTACAAGATTTATTGAAGGCTAAACATTATATTGATTTATGTATTGAATTAGAATATGGGGAGAATGCAGATGAACCTTCCAACTGAGTATCAGTCTTTTATATATTTGTCTCGTTATTCCAGATGGTTGGAAGAAGAGGGACGTAGAGAAACATGGGATGAGACTGTCGATAGATTGATAGTTTTCTTTCGTAACCATGTGGAAAATAATCTTGGAGTTAAGGATCAGCTTGATGATAAAGATTGGAACATGATTAGGAACTCTATCTTATCTCTTGAGGTGATGCCCAGCATGAGATCTTTAATGACTGCTGGACCAGCCTTGGAACGAGAGAACATAGCTGGATATAATTGTTCTTACATACCAGTTGATCATCCAAAGTCCTTTGATGAAATACTTTACATCCTCATGAATGGTACAGGAGTAGGCTTCTCCGTGGAGAGGCAGTACATTAATGAACTTCCCACCATACCAGACATAGAGTTTGAAAGAACAGATGACGTAATAAGTATAGCCGATTCCAAAGAGGGATGGGCCAGAGCATTTAAAGATCTAATATCATACTTATATACCAATCGTATTCCCAAGATAGATGTTAGCAAGGTACGTCCTGCCGGGTCAAGGTTGAAGACCTTTGGCGGTAGAGCCAGTGGACCACAACCTTTAGTAGATCTGTTTGACTTTACCATACGTAAGTTTGAGGAAGCCAGAGGCAGGAAACTAAGTTCACTTGAATGCCATGATATTGTCTGTAAGATTGGTGAGGTTGTAGTCGTAGGTGGTGTACGTAGATCAGCTTTAATATCTTTGTCCAATCTATCAGATTCTCGTATGAGAATGGCTAAGTCTGGTGCATGGTCCTTTACCAATCCAGAAAGAGCCTTGGCTAATAACTCTGCTGTATATACAGATCGTCCTGATACTGGTATCTTTATGAATGAGTGGCAATCCTTGTATGAAAGTAAGAGTGGTGAACGTGGTATCTTTAATCGTAGGTCTGCTCAAAACAAAGCAGCACAGAATGGCCGTAGGATATCCGACATTAACTTTGGAACCAATCCTTGTTCAGAGATTATCCTACGACCCAATCAATTCTGTAACTTAACTGAAGTTGTATGCAGACCAGCAGATGATAAGAATATTCTGGCACGTAAGATACGTGTGGCTACATTACTTGGTACTATTCAATCCACCCTTACCAGCTTTGGATATCTAAGAAAGAGATGGCTGGATAATACGGCAGAGGAACGTTTACTTGGTGTGTCTCTTACCGGGATAATGGATTGTAAACTCCTGAACTTCTCTCCACTTACTCTTGATTATTCTGCACAAATTACCTACCTATCTGATACATTAAATTACCTTCGTAACGTAGCTGTTACGACCAATAAGAAATGGAGTGAGAAGCTAGGTATTAATCAATCAACTGCCATAACCTGTGTCAAACCTTCAGGAACTGTATCTCAGCTAGTTGATAGTGCCAGTGGAATACATACGAGACATGCTCCTTATTATATTCGTACTGTCAGAGCAGACGTTAAAGATCCTATTACTATCTTCATGAAAGAACATGGCATTCCCAATGAGCCTGATCTTATGAGTCCCGAACATACAACGGTCTTTTCCTTTCCCATTAAAGCAAATACCAATTCCAAATTTAGGAATGATCTGAATGCCATACAGCAGCTTGAGATATGGAAGACCTATGCTGAACATTGGTGTGAGCATAAGCCAAGTGTTACTGTATCCGTTAAAGAAAATGAATGGGTGGAGGTGGGAGCTTGGTGTTGGAAGAACTTCGATCATCTATCGGGAGTATCTTTCCTCCCTTATTCAGACCATACTTATAAACAAGCTCCCTATCAGGAGATATCAAAGGAAGAATATGTAAGAGTTAAAAAGACCATGCCCAAGAAGGCTATTGATTGGTCCCAGTTGAAAGACTTTGAAGAGGAGGACAATACTACAGGATCACAGGAGCTTGCCTGTACTGGTGGAGTTTGTGAGCTTGTTGATCTAACATAAAAAAGTTCTTGACATGGAGCTATTTATATGCGATAATATACTTGGAATGCCATAATGGGTTCCAAACAAAGGAGAAATGATATGATTACTTTTAATTCTGATACTTGGCCCAGATTTGCTATAGGTTATGACAGACTTCTGGATCATGTACTAAACCATACAGCACCAGCAGGTGGTGATGGTGGTGGATACCCTCCCTATGATATCGTTAAGTCTGGTGAGGAAACATACTGCATAGAGATGGCTCTTGCAGGATTCACCAAAGATGAGATTAAGGTTGAGGTTAAAGAAAATAACTTAACCATAGAGGGAGATCTAAATGGTAGACATGATAACTCTGACTATGTTCATAAGGGAATTGCTAGACGAGCATTCCAAAGGAAGTTTATACTCAACGACACAATTGAAGTCGAAGGAGCTGAACTGACTGATGGAGTTCTTCACATTAACTTAAAGCAAGATATCCCTGAAGAGCAAAGACCAAAGTTAATAACAATCAACTAAGGAGACTTTATGAATACAGTCTATATTGGCTACGATCCCAAAGAAGATATGGCCTATCAAGTATTAAAGTTCTCACTGGAACGTATTGCATCCAAACCAGTGAGAGTACTGCCTATCAAAAGGGATGTAGTTAAACGAATGGGACTGTATCGTAGAGAACATACGACAATGGACGGCCAAGACTATGACACCATAGATGGCCGTCCATTTTCTACTGAGTTTTCCTTTACCAGATTTCTCGTACCTTTTCTAAATATGTTTGAGGGTAAAGCTCTTTTCATGGACAGTGATATGTACATGAGAACAGATGTAACGGACTTGTTTGAATTATGTGACATGAATTACTATCCTCTCTGGTGTGTCCATCATGATTATGAACCGACAGACAAGAGCAAGATGAATAATAAAATACAGGAACCGTACCATAGAAAGAACTGGTCAAGTTTGATGATGTTTAATTGTGCTCATGCTGCACATAAAGCTCTTACCGTAGACGATATCAATACTAGATCAGGTAGATGGCTGCATGGTTTTGAATGGTTGCCCGACAAGGAAGCTGACATAGGAAAAATACCAGAGGAATGGAATTGGTTGGATGGACATTCCGACACTGAACTTGAGGCCAAGAATGTTCACTTCACCACAGGTGGTCCTTGGTTTGAGAACTGGCAATGTAGAGGAAAGGTAGATGCAAAGTATGCAGTTGAATGGACCAATGATGCCAGATGGTTACAAGCTAATGGCATGGTAGATGGTGAAGTAGATTATTTAATAAGGGCAAAGGATTAAAAATATGCAAGAAATTTTAATTACTGAAGAGATGATTAAGAATGCTACTAATAAAGCAAAGGAAATGGGAAAACTTAATAACTCAATTACGAAAGGACAAGGTAACATAGCTGGATTTATTGGAGAAGAAATAGTCTTAAATTATATAGATGCAGAGAGAATAAATTCATATGATTATGATTTACAACTATCAGATGGCAGGAAAATAGATGTAAAAACAAAACGAACAACAGTTAAACCACGGACTAATTATGATTGTTCTGTAGCTGCTTTCAACACTAAACAAAAATGTGATCTATATATATTTTGCCGTGTTCTAAATGATATGTCGAAAGGCTGGATACTTGGATACAAGGATAAAGAAAAATATTTTAATCAAGCTCGCTTTATGAAAAAGAATCAGATTGATCCAGCAAATAATTTTAGGGTTAAGGCTGATTGCTATAATGTAGCAATTCAAGATTTAGAGTCTATAGATAATTTGTTGCAGGTAATAAATTAATGACACAACTTAAAGTAGTAACAGCATTCAATGAAAACTCTCTTAAAGATCATGCGTATCAAATGTTCCAAAGGGTGGAAAAATATTGGCATCCTGATATACATTTATCTGCCTATCATTTTGATTGTGATCCTGTTGCGTATGATATTCCAAAGGTAATTACTTGTAAAAATCTTGATGCTGTAGAAGAGTTTAAAGAATATCAATCCAACATGGACGTACATGACGGTACGGAAAATGGAACAATTACATACAATTGGAAAATAGATACTCTTCTAACGGCTCCAAAGGTATTTGCCTTAACACAGGAAGCCTTCTCCATAGCAGAGGAAACCACAGAAGGTGGTTGGCTCTTGTGGATGAACACAAATATAATCCCCATAGCCAATCTAACACCTAACTTTGTTCATAAATTCTTTCCTGAAGGAGCAGACATTGTTCATTTAAGTGGAGATACTGTTGGTGCAAATGCCGAACAATATAGTAGTCCTGCTTTCATGGCATTTAATCTTGATCATCAGTCTCCCTTGGATATTCTTGGTGATCTAAGAGGTGCCTATGAGAGTGGAGAAATATTATCTTATCGTGAATGGCATGATGCATTTATCTTGGAGAGGTTATTAAATATCTACAGAGCACATGGCATGAGGGTACATTCTCTCACCCCTTCCAATACGAAGAAGGGTATTCGACATACTCCCTTGTCAAGTCATCTCATAAATTTAGAGGAAACAAACAGAGCACTAAGAGACAGTGATGGTGTCAGGATATTTCCTTTGTCGGACGAGACAGTCCCTCCAGATATAAGACCCAATCGAACCAAGATGATGGCTGACATCATACGATACCACAAGCCAAAATCATTTGTTGAGACGGGAACATGGAATGGTGGTCGAGCTATAGAGATGGCCTTGGCAGCCTTTGAGAGTGCAGATGAGATAACCTATACAGGTTATGATTTGTTTGAGGATGCCACAGACAAGACAGACGAAGAAGAATTAAACATGAAGGCCCATGTTAATATAAAGGCCGTGGAGAAAAGACTTACTGAGTTTAAAGAGAAGATGAAGAAAGATCAGAATAAAATCTTCAACTTCAAACTTGTCAAAGGAAATACCAGAGATGTTCTGGAGGAGGAGAATCCTGACTTTGCCCTGATTGGTGGTGGTAATAGTATTATCACCGTTCAAAATGACTACAATAAATTATCAGGTGCTCGTGTCAAGATGGTTGATAATTTCTTCACTGAGGATTCAGAGAAGAAGCAGCCTCTTAAAAAGTTTCATGGAACAAACATACTTGTACAAACATTGGAAGGACTAAAGAGAATTGTTCTTCCCTCTTCCGATCCAGTAAAGAATGGTGGAGTAACTCATTACTGTGTGATATATGATGAGAGAGTAGTTCCCAATCTACCAGAAGAACTATTGAATGTTCCTATTGTGGTCCATCCAAGAGATTGTGTAGACAAGGAATATATACAGGCAAACATTAAAGAGAACATGTCTCTCATAGATAAGGATAAATTCTTTGGGAAGTGTAGACCTAATGATGGTGAGATTATTGTTGTTTCTGGTGGTCACTCTACTGATTTTAATAAGGTGAAAGAACTTATAAAGGAAAAACCAGAGGCCAAGATTATTTGTGTAAAACATTCCTATCCAAAGCTATTGGAGAATGACATCAAGCCTTGGGCCTGTGTTGTATTAGATCCAAGATCAATTGATGGGGAAAGTACTCATGGTCTTATACGTAAAGATCTGTTTAAAACCATTGATCCAAGTACTAAATTCTTTGTAGCCTCCATGACTGATCCCTCCGTAACCAAGTATCTTATTGAAAAGAAAGCCAATATCTATGGTTGGCATGCCTTTACTGAGTCACTCAGAAAGGATAGTGAAAGAGAAACAGAGATAAAGGATCAGAAGATTTCTGTCATGGAAGACCTTGGAATCCCTGAAGGAGCTACTTTAATTACAGGTGGTACATGTGCGGCCATGAGAATACTTGGTATCATGCACACAATGGGCTTTAGGAAGTTCCATCTGTTTGGTTTTGATTCTTCTTTGAAGGATGAGCCTACGAAAGAACAG